ATGAATGATTGGGGCATTCCCGATTGGACCGACCCGTTGGCCTACGGCGACACTGAAGGGTGGCATCTTTGGCGTTGGCGTTGGGAATTTTATCGACGCCGCGAAGATCTGCGAAAAGACTATATGGAAAATTTGGAGCAGGCATATAGAAATGACTTGTGGCTCAGGGATAAGCTGAAAGACACCAAAATAATTTTTGGTCAGGTCAAAGAGCTTGGGGATAGGTCTTTCAAAGTTCCTGCGCCCGGATGTGACGAGAAATATGGATATCCAGCGTTGCCGCATCCCGCGTACGGGGATCATCCTATAGTCGATATATGCCCTATCCGTGATCGCGATGAAGACGTTGGTTTAGTCAGCGGTGAGTGGTTCGATGATGGGATTGGTACAATCGGCATCCAACCCAACGAAATGGCGATTGTTTTTAAGTTGGACAAACCACTATCGGCTCAGCTTAAAGCCGCAAAGGAGGAGTTGTCCCGCCAGCAGCGTGTAAGGTCTAGTGAAGGCCGTACGGTTCGAAAGACGCGCCCCTCGCCCGCTGATCGGTTGGCCTACCTGCGCATACTCGACGCTCGCGCTGACATGCCGGAAGCAAAATGGAGGGAATTTACCGATGCTCTGTTCGCGCACGGACTTGTAGATCGGCGGAAGGACCCGGCAGGTGGATACTGCGCGCCGCCACCGCAGGCTGGTCGCGACAGGTGGGAATCGGCGAACGACTTGCGATTTGATTTTTGATTTCCGCGCGCAATCCCCACAGCGGCTATCGCCGGTCACAAAGGGCCACCAACCAATGAGGTGGCCCAATGAAGACAGAAACTTCCGAAGCTCCTGCGCTAGATCTGCATAAGCGCGTTCCCGTCGCCCGCGTCCGCGAACTCTGCGGCGGCGTCTCCGAAATGACCCTGCATCGCTGGCTGAACGATCCGGCGATGGACTTCCCCCGTCCCATCTATCTCGGCCAGCGCCGCTACTGGCGCGAAGCTGACGTCATCGCGTGGCTCGACTCCCGCGAGGTGGCGGCATGAGACTGGCGGACTTCTCCCCCGAAGCGCAGGAGCTACTAAAGCGCGCGAGCTTCCATGACCTTCAGTGCCTTGGCGCTGAGGCGAAAGGCATCAAGGACCGGGAGCGCGTGTCGGAACTCGGGACCGATCCGGGAGCGGCCATCAAGGCGGCATTCGAGGTTCGCAAGGCCGATGTATCGGTCGAGATCGACGACCCGCTAGAGTTCGTCGAGGACAGCCTTGAACTGGTCCGCACGGTTGCGGGCCATGAGATGGGCGAGGACTGCACGCACCGCGCCATGTGGACAGTTCTGACCGCTGCGGTCGATACGCTCCGGGAACATCGCGCGCGTGACCGCGAAGCCAATGAGCACCTGCGGGCAGCGTGGCTGAAGCTGCGGGACGCGGAGGGCAAGGCATGAACTGGCTTGCCAACGTTTCGCTCGATGAGCTTTTGCAGCTCAAGCCCAAGGGCTTCTATCGCATCGCCAATGTCGAGGGGCGCACGGTCTTCACGATCTGCCGCCCGGATGAGCCCCCGGAGCAGTATCTCTGCGCCTCCCCCGGCATCGCAAACCAATTGCGGATGAGCCTGACAGACGAGGGCCTTGCGGGCTTCGTGGAGGGCGCATGGTGATGGCCCGGAAAAAGCAAACCCCCGATCCGGCTGTCACCGTGACCGAGGGCCTAAATGAAGTCACCCAACTTCAAAGCGAAGATAGCACCCGCCCCAAGACCAAGCAACAGCGTTGGCGCAAGCGGAACCCGCGTTCCTATCTCGCGCACATCACCGTGGCCAACGCTCTGCGCCTGGGGGTGCTGACGCGCAGCCCGTGCGAGGTGTGCGGCTCTGAAAAGAGTGAAGCCCACCACGACGACTATTCCAGCCCGCTCGAGGTGACGTGGCTCTGCCGCCGTCATCATCGCGCCCGGCACCGGAACCCCTGACAGACCCTCGCCCCTGCACCTTGGGCGAGGTGTGGGGGCGTCCATCCATCGGAGCAGACCGGACAACGAGCCGGGCACATCCTCTTTGCCGTCCTAGCCTTTGACCGTTGGGCGATACCAATGGGCTTATGACGATCCGGGGGCATCACCCACCCCGAGCGGTACCGACTCCTACTGGGCCGCTCAGAGACGCGACAACGAAACCCACGTGGCACGCGCCCGACGAGAAGGCGTATGACCCGGGACCGCACCGGCGCAGGGCTGCAAAGGGCGGGCTGAGTGAAAAGCTCAGGGGAAGGCGGCTGGCCCCCGACATCGGGCATCGCGTGGAAACGGATCGAGGAAGCGTAGGGCCTTCCCCTGCATGCGGGGGGAAGGAGCGGGTGGCGGAGGTGCGTCCATCTTGATTATGTCAGCTGTATTGACCTATATTGGGTAAGCTATGCTGACCTACTTGCGAGAATGCTGCGATGCTCTGCCACGCTGAGGGCTCTGTATTGGTTCCAATGCCCCGGCTTCGGGAGGGGGGTGCGGCCGCGGGGCGGGGTCTTCCTTTCTCTCTCCCGAAAAAATCCCGGGAGGTGGCTCGATGAACCGCAATCAGCGCCGTGCTTTCTACAGAAAGACCGCGAACCTTTCGCGCGATCAATTGGTCGCGGCGGCACGAGATTATCTCCGCGACTTTGAGGAATTCGAGCTAACGGAGGTCGAACGCGAGATTGAAAGAAAGATGCTTGCGGCGCGCCATGCTGATCGCCCGCTGTTCCATGGCGGGCTCCGTGGTCGGCAAATTGGCGACAAACTTCTTCCGGGATCGCTGACAGGCGAGAACCCTCACGGCTTTCGTGACGCCGAATTCCGCCGCAGGTTTGTCTACTGCACCCCCAAGCCGGAAGAAGCCAAGTGGTTCGCGCAAAGAAGCGATGGAGTGGTCTATCAGGTCCAGCCGGACGGTGAGGTCTGGTTCGACACGCGGGTTGTTCGGACCGCCTGGCTCTTTCTCGGCAGCGAACTGGTGAAGAAAGAGGCGCGCAAGTTTGGGCCTCGATACGGCGACCAGTTTCTTGCGGTCTACGCAAATACTGGCGCCGTGATCTGCCGCAGCGCAACGGTTCTCGAGGTGCTGCATGTCTAGGGCATCCAAAGAAGCGACGGCGGCACTGCGCTTCCTTCCCAAGCTGATCGTCCCGGAGGGCAGGACAGCCGGCAAGCGGCTGAAGCTGGCGCGCTATCAGAAAGAGTTTGTGCGCGGTGCGTTCGCGAAGGACGTGGCGGCGGGTTGCCTGTCGATTGGTCGGGGCAATGCCAAGACGGCGCTGTCGGCCGGCATCGCTCTGGGGCACCTGATTGGCGAGATCGCGCCGCAGCCCAAGCGCGAGATCATCTTTGCGGCCCGGAACCGGGATCAAGCCAAGATCGCGTTCGGCTTCCTGGTCGGCTTCATCGAAGGTCTGCCCGAAGACGAGCAAGAGCAATTCACGATCCGCCGCGGCTCCAAGCTGGAAGTCGAAACGGCGGAGAATGGCGGCGGTCTGGCGCGCGTCATCGCGGCGGATGGCAAGTCCATTCTCGGCGGCGCTCCAACGTTGGCGATCCTCGATGAGCGGGCAGCATGGGAACGCGAGAAGGGCGACAACCTCGAAAACGCGATCCTGTCCGGCCTCGGCAAGCGGGACGGTCGCGCTCTGATTATCAGCACCTCGGCACCCGACGACGCAAACACCTTTTCCCGATGGCTCGATGAGCCCCCGCCGGGCACCTACGTCCAAGAGCACCGGCCCGAGCCGGGCTTGCCGCCGGACGATCTGGAAAGCCTGCTGATCGCCAACCCCGGCGCGCGCGAGGGCATCGGCTCGACCGCGGAATGGCTGGTGGCGCAGGCCCGGCGGGCGATTGCGCGGGGCGGCTCTGCCCTGTCGAGCTTCCGCAACCTCAACCGCAATGAGCGGGTGGCGTCCGATGATCGGTCGGTGCTGGTCACGGTAGACGAGTGGCTGGCGGCGGAGGTGTCGCCGGATGAACTGCCCGAGCGCGACGGCCCCGTTGTGCTGGGCGTCGATCTGGGCGGCTCGCGCAGCATGAGCGCGGCGGCGTTCTACTGGCCCGAGACGGGGCGGCTTGAGTGCCTGGGCGCGTTCCCGACCAAGCCGGGGCTCGCGGATCGCGGCGCGGCCGATGGTGTGTCGAGCCGATATGTCGAGATGAGTGACCGGGGCGAACTGGTCACGATGGGCGAGACGACCGTGCCCGTGGACCGCTTCCTTGCGGACGTGGTGGCGCAACTGGACGGCCAACCCCTCGCGGCAATCGTGGGCGACCGCTTCCGCCATGCCGAATTTGTCGAGGCGCTGCGCGGTGCCGGGCTGGAACGGGTGCCGTGCGTCTGGCGCGGCATGGGCTGGAAAGACGGCTCCGAGGATGTGGAGCGGTTCCGGCGCGCGCTATTCGAGCAGAAGGTGCAATGCCTACCGTCGCTGCTGCTGCGCTCCGCCTTCGCGGACGCGATCACGCTGATTGATCCGGCGGGCAATCACAAACTCACGAAATCCCGCTCGACCGGGCGGATCGACCCGGCGGCGGCAACCGTCATCGCGGTCGCGCAGGGCGTTCGGATGACCGGCGCACCGAAGAACAAGGGAGGACGCATCGCATGGGGCTGACCAAGACAGCATCGCGGCTGATCGCGCGGTACGGGCAGGCTGGCACGTTCGTGCGACCGGGCGAGGCGGACGACACGACCTATCCGCCCACGCCGGGCGAGCCGACCGAACATCCCTGCACGGTCGCGGTGGTCGATTATGAATCGGAAGATCGTGACGGCTCAAATATCCAGACGAACGACCTGCGGGCGCTGGTGTCGGTCGAAGGCTTGGCCATTACCCCGAACAACGGGGACAGCCTGATTGTCGCGGGCAAGACCTTTGCCGTGGTGCGTGTCATGCCGCTCGCCCCTGATGGGGTGGTCCGGTTTTATGATGTGCAGGTGCGCGGCTCATGAACCGGCGGAGTGAATACAAGCGGCACTCCGCCCGCGTGACGCGCGGCCCGCGATGGAAGGCGCTGCGTATGCAGGCGCTCGACCGCGACGGGTGGGCCTGCGTCGAATGCGGCACGCGGCGGCGGCTCGAAATCGATCATATCGAGTCCGTCCGGGACCGCCCGGATCTGGCCTACGCGCTTTCCAATCTGCAAGCGCTCTGCGGGCGCTGTCACGCGCGCAAGACCCGAATTGAGGTTGGCATGGGCCAGCCCAATCCCGCCCGCGAGGCGTGGAAATCCCTGCTGCGGGACATGCAGCGCGACCCCAACAAACACGAGGTGTGAGCATGTTGGATTCAGTGAAAATCTCCCGGCGGCAGTCGGAAATCCGCCAAGCCCTTTCGGGAATGGTGGGCAAGGAAGCCCCGTCCGAGGAAGAGACGCGGCAAATGGATGAACTCGACCGCGAATATCGGTCGAACGAAACCCGCTACCGGGCCGCGCTGGTTGCGGAAGACGAGGAACGGCGCGACGCTGGGGCCGAACTGGAAACCCGGTCGGATCGCGAGTGGTCCGAGCTGATGGGCCAATTCGAGATGCGACAGGTCGCCTTGGCGCTGGATGAGGGCCGCGCGCTCGATGGCCAAACCGCCGAGATCGTGAACGAACTGCGCAGCGCTGGCGGGTATCGCGGCATCCCCGTGCCGTGGCAGGCGCTCGAACTCCGCGCGGGCGAGACCATTGCCAGCGGGACGCCCGATCCGATCCAGACGCGCCCGATCATTGACCGTCTTTTCCCGAACTCGGTCGCGGCGCAGATGGGCGCACAGATGGTGACGATCGACCACGGCGAAATCGAGTGGCCGGTGGTGACGCAAGGCGCGACCGTCGCATGGCAGACGAGCGAGACCGGCAACGTGGGCGCGCCGCAGGCGTTCCAGGCGGTGGACAAGGCGCTGGCTCCCGACCACACGCTGGGCGTCCAGATGCGGCTGACCCGCAAGAGCCTGAAGCAGTCGGGCGCGGCGCTGGAAGACGCGGTGCGGCGCGACATGAACTCGGCCATCGGTGCCGAGATGGATCGTGTCGTGTTTCTCGGCAGCGGTGCGGATGGCGAACCCTTGGGGGTGATCCCCGGCGCTTCGACCTACGGCATCACCGAAACCGCGGTTGACGCTGCGGCGTCCTACGCGGCGTTCCGCGCGGCGGCGGTGCGGTTCATGCTGGCCAACGCGGCGACAGGCACCGGCGCGGTGAACCTGCTCCTGCGGCCCGAAATCTTCGACAGCATGGATGACCTGATCGACGGGCTGGCCATCTCCGAGTGGGATCGGCTGGTGGCGAAGATGGGCCGCACGGTGCTGACGACCAACGGGCTGGCGGCTCCCGCCGGTGATCCGGCGGCAAGCACGGGCCTGCTGACGACGAACGCGGGCGGCGTGCCGCCGGTCTTCGTCGGCAAATGGGGCGCGGTCGATCTGATCCGCGATCCCTACACCGACGCGCAGTCGGGCGGCCTGCGGATCACGGCCCTTGCCACGATGGACGTGACCGTGGCGCGCGGCTCGCAGCTCGAAATCCTGACCGGGCTGCAATAATGCTCTGGGGCGGACATGAAGGCGGCCTAGAGCTGCGCAAGCGGGCGTCGGGCGCTTTGGCGCTTCATGGCCGCTTCCCATACGGCAAACGCGCGGTCCTGTCCGATGGCGGCAGGACCGGGCGTCCCCGGAAAGAGGTGATCGCACCTCGCGCGTTCTCCTACCGGGTGGAGCGTCCCGAGGAAGATATTCACCTGCTGATCGGCCATAGCTATGACCGGCCCCTTGCATCGCGCGGGGCCGGGACGCTGGAACTGGCGGACAGTGACGACGCCCTGACCTTCACGGCGAACATCACAACCGAAATGCAGGAGGTCAGCTACGTTGACGACTTCCTGCGGACCATGCGGGCGGGACTGATTGTCGGTATCTCGCCCGGCTTCCGCATCCCGCCGCAGCGGGCGGAACCGAATGCGGAGAAGGTCGAGGAAGAGGACCCGGCGGAGGGCACGGCGCTGATCCGCACGATCTTCGCGGCCTTGCTCTATGAACTGAGCGTGGTCACGCGCCCGGCCTATGACGAAACCCAAATCGAGGAACGGAACTGGCAGCCCGCCCGGAAACCGGCGCGGACGGGAGTTTATAGCCCGTATGGAGGACCGGTCAGATGGCGGTGACGTTGAAAGAGGATGAGGCGATCCCGAGCGCATATCCTGCCTCACCGGCAGGTTTGAGCACGGCGGCGGCGGCGCTGGACCCCGAACCGATCTGGCAGCGGATCGAAGCATATTGCCGAGTGCGCTGGACGCCGCGCGAGGTGGTCTGGATCGTGGAGGAGGACGGCGACTGGTGCCCGCCGCTCCACCCGCTCGAAGTCACGGCAGAGGAAATCTGGAATGGCAGCGCGTGGGAAGCTGCAACCGTCTTCGCATCGCCCTACGGCGGCTATCGCCTGACGACTGCCGGGCCTTACCGCTTCACCGGGACCGTGGGTGGCGGTGACGTGCCTGCGGCAGTCTCCGAGGCGTTCCGGCGCATGGCCGAATACTTGGCCGACGACGCCGACCGTGCGGGCGCGTCCAGCTACAGCGTGAACATGGGCGGGGCAATCGAGGAAAGCTATGACCGCAACCCCGCATGGATCGGGCGCGCAATGGAACTGAGCGGGGCGGCGGATCTTCTGCGCCCCTTCAAGCGGAGGGCCTGACATGTGGCCATTCAAGCGAAAGGCGGTCGAGGAAACCCGGTCTAGCGGATCGGGCTTCACGGCGGAAATCATGGCGGCGCGCGAGTCCTATATCTCCGGGCGGCGCGGCATTGCCGAACTCACGGCCACGGCGCAGGGCGCGGTGACGCTCTGGGAAGGCGGTTTAGGGCTGGCGGACGTGAACGGCACGACGCTCTTGGACCGGCGGTCCCTGTCGCTCTGCGCCCGGTCGCTGGCCCTGCGGGGCGAGGCGCTATTCCTGATCCGCGAGGCGGGCCTTGTGGCCTGTTCCGACTGGGACTTGCGCACCCGCGACGGAAAGCCAACGGCCTACCGGGTTTCCGTCTCCGAAGCGGGTGGCGGGCGATCCTTCACGGTGTTGGCAGCGGAGGTGCTGCACTTCCGCATAGGCTCCGACGTGGCGGCGCCCTACTACGGGACGGCTCCCCTGAAGCGGTCGCAACTGACGGCAAGCCTACTCAATGCGGTCGAGACGGCGCTTGCGGAAGTCTATGAGACTGCACCGCTCGCCAGCATGATCGTCCCGTTTCCCGAGGCACCGCAAACCGACATGGAGCAAATCGCCCGAGGCTTCAGGGCCAATCGGGGCAAGGTTTTGATCCGGGAAAGCGTGAACGTCGCAGCGGCTGGCGGCCCCACTCCGGTGCAGGACTGGAAGCCGCACGATCTGTCCCCGGACCTATCCAAGAGCATGACGCGCGAGACGCTGGCAGCGGCGCGGGACGCGATCAATATGGCGTTCGGCATCTTGCCGGGACTGACCTCGCCCGCCACGACCGGCCCGCTTGTGCGCGAGGCGCAGCGGCATCTGGCGCAATGGGTGCTGCAACCCATTGCCATGATGATCGCGGAGGAAGCTACGGACAAGCTGGGCCAGCCGGTAAGTCTCGACACTCTGCGGCCGCTGCAAGCCTTCGACGCGGGCGGACGGGCAAGGGCGATAACGGCCATTGTCGGTGCCCTGGCGCAAGCCAAGGAATCGGGTGTTGATCCGGCGGCAGCGATGAAGCTGGTCGATTGGGGGAATGAGAATGATGCGGGGGCGTGATGTTCGATATGGCCCCGATCAAGTCAAAGGCTGAGCGGAAACGCGAGCGGCGCGAGCGCGAGGCCCGTAAAGGTCGCCTTGGCCGCGACCGCTTCGATCATCTGGCAAAGGAACTGGCGGGCACGATCCGGCTGGCCTTCGAGGCGGGGGCGACGGGATCGCTGTTCGGGCTGGAAGGGCCGCTCCGCCAAGGTATTCGATCTGACCTTTGCCTGATGGGGTGGCGATGGGACGACGCGGACTTCATGGCGCGTGAACTGTTGGGCGAGGCGTTCCGGCGGGCGCGGGCGGTGCGACCAACTTGGTATGAAGGGCAACCGGAATGGACGATTCGCCAAGGACTTCTAATCGAGCGAACGCGGTGCGTGGAATGCGGGCAGCATCTGCCGGAGGGGCATCGGAAGTTTTGCGACACCGTTTGCCTGAACAGTCATCACAAACGGCAGACGCTTCTGCGCGAGGGCGGCGAAGAGACGGCAGTGAGGATCGCGACACGCTCGATATGAGGCACCGGTGCGCCCGGTGCGGCGCGGACATTACGGGCGGCCCTTCGCATAAAATCTACTGCACTTCCGCATGCCGTGCTGCGGCAGACGTTGAGCAGGCGCGACGGGTGCGGGCACTCGATAATGCGCGCAAGCGGTGCGAATGGTGCGGAGGCCCGATGCAACCTGACGCTCGGAGCTTTGCGAAATACTGCGGCAAAACCTGCAACGAACGGGCCGCAACCTACCGGAACCGCGAGAGAGTCAACGCGGAGCGGCGGGCAGCGTATGCAACGGACCCCGAACTGCGCGAGAAGGCGAAGGCGCGGGCGCGGGCGGCATACTATAAGAACCGCGAAGCCATCCTCGCGAAGCTCCGCGAGAAGTCGGCGGCGCGAAAACGTCGCTAG